TATTGCTTGGAACGCTGCCGGCACTGCTGTTTCAAGTGGCAGCGATATGGGAACAATCACAAAAACTAATGTTGAATCATATGGAAACGGTGATGTTATAATGATTGCAGTGGATGTGGATGCTAGAAAAATTTGGTGGGGCGAAAACGGTACTTGGTCGAATAGTGGCAACCCAGCAAACGGTACTGGTGAGCGTGCCTCATGGACAGTGAATGAACCTATCACTCCATCTTTTATGGGTTATAATGGCCAAGGGGTAGGAACTAACTTTAACTTTGGTCAAGATTCTACTTTTGCTGGCAACGAAACCGTTGCAACAAATTCTGACAGTAATGGCATTGGCGAATTCCATGAAACTGTACCAGCAGGCTTCCTTGCTATTTGCTCTAAAAACCTATCAGAATCATCAATCAATACAACAACTGATGATCGTCCAGAAGATTACTTCACAACAACTCTTTACGTTGGTGATAATTCTAATGATAGAACTATTACTACAGGATTCACGCCAGATTTTGTTTGGTTAAAAGCCAGAAACTCAACTAGTACTCACACCTTGTACGATTCAATTAGGGGAAATACACATTGGATTTCTACTGTCAGCAATCCGGCGCAGGTCACTAACTCTTCGTTGGGATGGGGAGATTCAGGCCCTACAACTAATGGATTTAAAGTTTATAAGGGAACAAATGCAGCTATCAATAATACTGGAACGAATATGGTTGCATGGACTTGGAAGGCCGGTGGCGCTCCAACTGCATCAAACTCTAATACGTCTGGTGCTATGACAGCAAACTCAGTTTCACTTAATGGAACACTTCAATCTTCATACACACCATCTGGTTCACCTACTCAGTATCCAACAAAAATGTCTATAAACACAAAGGCAGGATTTAGTATTGTCGGTTGGACTGGCGCTGGGGCCATCAAAACTCTTCCTCATGGTTTGAGTTCTGCACCAGAAATGATGGTACTAAAAGGAACAGATGCTAGAGTTTGGTCAATATGGCATAAGGACTTGACAAGTGGTGCTTATTATGTAAACTTCTCATCAACTAATAATCAAAGTTCTGATAACGCTATGTTTAACAGTGCTGTTCCAGATGCCAATCTATTTACCATAGGAACTTACAATTATGTAAATACTGTACCTTACTTTGGTTACTTCTGGCATTCAGTTCCAGGCTACAGTAAAATAGGCAAGTATGTTGGTCAGAATGTTGCTAATGATGGGCCATTTATAGAGTTGGGATTCAAGCCCGCTTGGATTATGTTAAAATCTTTGCAAGCTTCTACTCCATGGCAAATTTATGACAATAAAAGGTCTCCAGTTAATCCTGTCAATGAGGATTTGATTGCACAAGGTGATAATGCAGAACCTTATTCCACAAATTCACAGTTAGATTTTGTTGCCAACGGTTTTAAGTTGATGGCTGGTGGTAATAATGGTTGGAACAACTATAATACTGGCACTTGGATTTACATGGCATTTGCAGAAGACCCATTTAAGTATTCCGAGGCTCGGTAAAATTATATAAACATCTAATACACAATCCTTATAAATAGAACAAAGGAGACTGTGTTCGATGGCAACTATTTCTAATTTATTTATTGACCAAGACGCTGACTTCACCACAACGGTGACAGTCAACGATTCTACTGGTACTCCACTTGACTTGACAAATTTTACTGCACTTGCAATGTTACGAAAATCGTATCAATCATCAACTGCAACTACATTTACTTCTGCATTCGTTTCTCCACGAACCACAGGACAAATCACAATTTCACTAACAGACACGCAAACCTCTGCTCTTGAATCTGGACGTTACGTTTATGACTTAGTTATAACCGATGCATCTGGTAATAAGACAAGGGTGGTAGAAGGTATTGCAACTGTAAACCCAAGCGTATCAAGGTAGAACTATGGCAATCACAGCAACAGTAAATACAACAAGAAGTGTAGTGGGTTCGGTATCGCAAGGTAATCAACCTCAAGTAACTCGTGTAACAGTGCCAGGCCCCAAAGGGGATACTGGACTTGCTGGTTCTGCACAGAATCAGATATCAGCAGCATCTGATGTAGACATTACATCATTTCCTCTGCAAGATGGTTCTCTATTACAATACAGACAATCGACTGGTAAGTGGACTGCAAGAAATGAACTCGATACAACTTCTGGAAACCTCGTGCTGAGTGGTGGAAGTTTTTAACTAATAGGAAGAAAGTAAAATGGCACTAACATTACAAATTAAAAGGTCTACTGGTAGTACCGCTCCATCGGCTCTTGCTGATGGCGAACTCGCCTATACCCACGGTAACGATGTATTATATATTGGTGATGGGTCTACAGTAGAAGTTATCGGAGGTAAATCCTTTAACGATAAAATTGATCACACTGCTGGTACACTAACTGCTAGTTCTGCTGTCCTTGTTGATAGTAACAAGGCAGTTGATGAGATGTTTGTTGGTAATCATGCAACAACAGGTGGACAGATTAAACTCAATGAAGGTACTAACAACGGCACACACTTTGTTGGACTGAAAGCACCTAACGCACTTGGGGGTAACGTAACATTTACACTACCGACTGCTGATGGAAGTGCAAACGAATTTCTTAAAACAAACGGTTCTGGTGCATTGTCATTTGGTGCAATATCAAGTTCATTTACACTTGCAGCCGATAGTGGTTCTAACGATACATTTAATACCAGTGAGACACTTACATTTACTGGTGGAACAGGTATTGACACAACAGTATCAAACAATGAAATTTCATATGCAATTGATTCAACTGTCGCAACCCTAGCAGGTTCACAGACATTAACAAACAAGACACTAACTGCTCCAGTAGTTGAAGGTGGTACGATTGGTAATTCAACAGCAGTAACAATCGCAAAAATTGATAATATTACTATTGATGCAAACACAATTTCAACAACTAACTCAAATGGTAACTTGGTTATCTCACCAAACGGAACAGGTTCAATCACAGTTCCTTCAGGTTATGAGGGAAGAGCTGGATTTGGTGATGACTCACTTGTAAACAAATCATATGTTGACGCAGTTGCAAACGGACTTGATGTTAAAGCATCTGTAAAAGTTGCAACCACAGCAAACCTTTCTGGTACATATAATAATGGTAACGGAACAATTACTGCTGGTTCAAACGGTGCAATCTCAGTTGACGGTGTAACTCTCTCAGTAAATGATAGAGTTCTTGTTAAAGACCAGACAACACAAACACAAAACGGTTTCTATAAAGTTACTACAACTGGTTCTGGTTCTGCTGCATTTGTTCTTACAAGAACACCAGATGCAGATGCAGCCTCTGAACTAACAGGTGGTGCATTTACATTTGTTGAAGAGGGTACTGCAAACGCAGACAACGGTTTTGTTCTGACTACAAACGGAACACCAACACTTGGAACAACTAACATTACCTTTGAACAATTCTCTGGAGCCGGACAAATTTCTGCTGGCGCTGGTTTGACTAAAACTGGTAACACAATTGATGTTGTAGGAACAGCAGACAAGATTACTGTATCTGCAAACGCTCTTACAATCGCATCAACTTATGTTGGCCAGTCATCTATTACTACTTTAGGCACTATCTCAACTGGTGTTTGGAATGGCACTGCAATTGCAGCGACTTCTGGTGGTACTGGACTTTCCAGTATAGCAAAAGGTTCTGTACTTGTGGCGAACTCTGCCAATACTTTGTCTGCACTTGATGGTGGCGGTTCTAATGATGGAGTGTTGTTTTATACATCATCTTCTGATACACTTTCTTTTGCAACGAGTATTGACGGCGGCACATTCTAATAAGTAGTCATGTAGGAGTGCCTCATGGCTGTGGATTTAAAACTTAAAAGGTCGCATACCCACTCTACAATACCATCTACTTCGGATTTGGTAGAGGGTGAGTTTGCAGTCAATACATATGACGGTAAAATGTATATGCGTGATGGCAGTAACAATGTTGTTACTGTTGGAAACCATTATGCAACTGATTATGAATCTTCCACAAAAACTTTCTATATAACTGTTGCATCCTCAACTTCTGCTCACGTTCATAACGGTAGTGGTTCTAGTAGTAAGTATAAAGTTAATGGTGTCTTTTCACCCTATCTAAAACTTATCCCTGGCATCACATACAAGTTTGATCAAGCAGATAGTAGTAATGCTAACCACCCATTTAGATTCTATTTGGATGAAGGCAAAGGCACTGCATATACAACAGGCGTAACAACTAATGGAACTGCTGGTTCTGCTGGTGCATACACACAGATTGTTGTAACACACTCAACCCCTGCTGTTCTTCATTATCAATGTTCTGCACACTCTCTTATGGGATGGGCAGCGTTTGTGCATACGGACAACCTAACTGCATTTGATACTGGTGACTTGACAGAAGGTTCTAATCTTTACTTCACTAACGCACGAGCAGACGCACGAGTAAATGCAGTATTACCAAACACTGATAGTCTTACAGAAGGCTCTAGTAACCTTTATTACACTGATGCAAGAGCGCAAGCAGTTTCTATCAACAATGTCGTAGAAGATACTTCGCCTCAACTTGGAGGCGCTCTTGACTTAAACTCACAAAATATTACTGGTACTGGTAACATTTCTACCACTGGTGATTTAACACTTACATCCACTGATACTGGTTCAAGTGCAGACCCTATAATTAGTTTGGTTCGTGATAGTTCAAGTCCTGCTGATGCAGACTATCTTGGTCAAATTAAATTTTTAGGTGACGATGACGGTGGTAGTCAACACGTTTATGCAAAGATAACTGGTAAAATTGCTGATGCATCTGCTGGCACAGAAGATGGTATTATTGAAATTGCAAATGTTAAGGCTGGTACAAATACTATTACTGCAAGATTTACGTCATCTCTTCTAAAGTTGTTGAACGGTACAGGGTTGACGGTTGATGGTAATACGACACTATCTGGTACACTAAACGGACATACAATTCCTGGCGGTTCTGGTACACTTGCATTGACAAGTGATATTGGGTCTACAGACTTATCTGCCGATTCAACTCCTCAACTTGGAGGCAACTTAGATGTAGTCACACACGGAATTGTTTCCACCTCAAATAGAAACATTGCAATTACACCAAACGGTTCTGGTAAAGTTATCATTGATGGACTATCACATCCTGTCGCAGACGGTAACGCAGGCCAAGTTTTAAAGACAGATGGTTCTGGTAATCTTGCATTTGCTTCAGTTGGTTCACTTGCTGGTTCTGGTATTCAAAATGTATCAGATGATAGTTCTCCTCAACTTGGAGGCAACTTAGATGTTGTGACACATAGTATTATATCAACATCCAATAGAGATATCAACCTTACACCGAATGGTTCTGGTAAAGTTGTTGTGAGTTCAACTGGTATTGAGTTTAGTGATGGTTCAGTTCAGACTGCCGCTGGTGCCGATCAAGGATTTGCAATCGCCATGGGCATTGCACTTGGGTAGTATAAATACTATAAAAGGATAAATTAAATGGCAATACCTACAACAAGAACAGATTTTAAAGAGTGGTGTCTCAGGAGTCTAGGTAAGCCTGTAATCGAAATTAATGTCGATCCAGATCAGGTAGAAGATAGAATAGACGAAGCTTTACAATACTTTGCACAATATCACTATGATGGTGTAGAAAGAGTATACCTAAAATACCAAATTACACAGGCAGACATCACTCGTTCTAGAAGTGATAATAGTCTTGCACAGGTTACGGATGTTGATTCGTCAACAACAGCAGTCTGGAAAGAACAGAAGAACTATATTCCTGTTCCAAGTTCTGTTATGTCTATTGTCAAGGTATTCCCTATGACAGACAAAGCATCACTGAATATGTTTGATGTTAGATATCAGTTGAGACTAAATGACTTATATGATTTTAGTTCAACTTCTTTGATACATTACGAAATGACAATGCAACACTTAGATTTCTTGGATCATATTCTTATCGGTGAGACTGCAATACGTCACAACCAACATCAAAACAGATTGTATCTGGATGCTGATTTTCAAACAGACTTTGTTGATGGAGATTACATCATCATTGAATGTTATCGTGCAATTGATCCTGCTACATATTCTGATGTTTACAACGATATCTTTTTGAAGAAGTACACGACACAACTTATCAAGAAACAATGGGGTGCAAACCTTTCCAAGTTCCAAGGTATTCAGATGTTGGGTGGAGTTGCTCTTAATGGTGAACAGATTTACACGCAGGCTCAAGAAGAGATTGATAAATTGGAAGAACAGATTCAACTTGCATACGAACTGCCTCCAATGCATATGATAGGGTAAGTTATGCCAACAAACGTATATTTTGATACAGGTACGAAACCAGAACAAGCGCTCTATGAAGATTTGATGATAGAGCAATTGCGTATCTACGGGCAGGATGTTTATTACATTCCTCGTAAGATGGCTGGTACTGATACTATTTGGCAAGAAGATATTAGTTCTTCTTTTGAATCTTCATATCTTATTGAAATGTACATGGAGAACTTAGATGGGTATGAGGGTGAAAAAGAACTCATGTCTAAGTTTGGTTTAGATATACAAGACGATGCAACATTCATTGTTGCAAGAAGAAGGTGGGAACAATTTGTTTCGATAGATAATAATGTAATTGTTTCATCACGACCGAATGAGGGAGACTTGGTTTATTTTCCAAAAGGAAACAAACTATTTGAAATCACATTTGTAGACCATGATGATCCATTCTATCAGGTACAGAATCTACCTACATATAAGCTCAAATGCAAAACTTTTGAATATGCATCTGAGGTTATCGACACAGGTATTGCAGAAATTGATGCCATTGATGCTGACAATTCTTTGGATATGATGCA